GTTGTCGAACTGTCGGCCTTCAGGAGCCTTGAATTCGTACTTCTCCGGCGCGCCCTTGGGGGCTTCTGCCGTCTTGCCTTCCGAGTTGCCAGCCTTGCCCGTATCCACGGGTGCCTGGGCCTGCGGATTGTCCGCAATCTGACCATCCACCGCGAGGGTGGATTCCGAAGCGGCGGCAGGCGCGTTATTGGTTTGGGGCGCTGCCGTCGTTGTTGGTTCGTTCATTGCTTTGTTCCTTCATCATCACGGGGTAAAGCTTCGGGCAAAGCGTGTGAATCAGCGACAGGACTCGCAGCCCATAGTTTCTGTTGCCTTCGGCGAAGGCCATTGCCATCGCGTTGGTGTTGAATGTGCTGCGAAACACTCCTGCCTGATCCATCAGCCGCCACAACACTCGGCGGCCCCTCTTGTCGCTCATCAACCACTTGATGTCTTCGCCTTCGTTTTCCCTTTCAAGCCGGTCGCGGAGTTCCCGTTCCGCCTTGGCCTGGTCTTGACTGCGAATATCAAATGGGTCGTAACTGCTCACGGCGGGACTTTACCCGTTGATCAATCGACTACGGATACCGTTAGTCAACGGTGACCTGATAGCCCTGAAGGGTCACGACGTTGTTTGCGCTTGCAAACGTCGCCCTGATCCCAAACACCTGATCAGAACCGTATGCAACGGTGAATTCCTGATACGCAACGCTACCAGTTCCGTGTCCAGTCGCGGATGCAGCGCCAGTCACAATCTTTCCTGCGCCTCGCGCCCAAACGATCTTGTTGACGTTTGCGGTCGTAATGGTAGTGAGGTTTCCGCTGTTGTAAATGTCGTTGCCAGCGTAATCAATTTCCAACACCTTGTTCACAGCAGCACTCGTCATGCTGAAAATGGCGTTGCATTCCATGTTTCCGTTGAGCGACAGCAAACCGCCCTCAATGGTGAACGCTGCAAGTGTGATGACTTCAGTAGCAGCCTTGACGGCAGCGGTTCCGTACCAAAGGATGCAAGTGTGCGTTCCGGTGCCAGTGTCGGTAAACGCAATAGGCGCTCCACCCGAACTAGCCGACACGGTGAACTGGTTGGCATCAACAATCGAACTGATGTAGTACGTCGTTCCGGTAGACAAGCCAGCGGGCAGAGTGCCAGTAGTTGTGAATCGAACCGCCTGACCAGCCGAACGTCCATGGTTTGCGTAGGTCACAATGCCAGGATCGGTAGCGGTTGCCGTAACAGTCGATGAAACATACGGCAGGTTGATGGTCAGCTTGGTTCCGGTCGTGTCAGTATCAATTGCAGTCACCGGATACACGCCACTTACGCCGCTGCCGGCAGTCCAGGTCACATACACGCCCGTGCCAATTGCCGGCGTAATCACGACCGCCGTGGTCAGGCCGTGGGCGCCAGTGCCGTTGAGGCGCACGTTGCCACTGTTGGAATCAAAGCTAGTGACCGTGCTGAACGTCGAAGCAACAGGCACCACGCTGACAGGGTTGAAGTTGGTGTACGTCTTTGGAGCAAAGCGATTGCCGACGACGCCAACGATGTTGTTGTTTTCGTCAACGACGAACGGGGGATTTGCAGACATCTTGAGCGGCATGGTTGTCTCCTTACGCGAGGCGCGTGAGCTTGTAGAGTGTGCTGGAAACCAGGGTGCAAAGCGCGTCCACTTCGTTCTGAATGTGGCTTTCCGTACCCAAGAGCTGACGGTTCTGCTCCAGGTAGGCGTACAACTTCTGAAGTTCTTCCAAAGGCGTTGCCGCCAATTCAAACGGGCCTGACGCAAACGACAGCTTCTGGCCAGTGCAGCCCATCCAGGCTTCGGCCAGGCCATCAACCGCCTCGCGCAAACCGTCGTACACACCCAGGGCCATGTGCTGGGCAAACGAACCCGGCCCCTCGACCATGAGGTGGTGCATGTGAATTGCGTTGGCCGTGTGCATCACGCGGGCCACAAACTGACTTGCGCCCTTGGTGTCGCCCTTGTTGTCAGGGCCGTACAGAAGAGTGGACTTTGCAGGCATTGCCATGGTGGTTCCTTACTGGTTAGTGCGACGAGATTGTAGAGGCGAACGCCTCCAGCCCAACGAAAAAAGTGCGCGGCCGATGACCGCTGCGGTATCGGTAACAGCAGTTTCGTCAAGCGAAGGTAGCGCGGCGTGCAACAGTTCATGCACCGTGATCTCTGCCATGCGTCGCTGCGACAACGCTTGGCTGATGCGAACGGTCGGGTGCCGGCCTGGTGGATGATCGCAATCACCAAACCGATCCTTCGGAAGCTCTTTGGCTTTGACCAGCTTCACGCGCCACGCCCTGCCGTTGATCTTGAGTCGTGTTTCATTGCGCATCATGGACATCCCAGGCAATACGAGGCACGCCGCGCCGGCTGCCTTCCTTGCCAACAGAATCCCATTGCAAGTAAATCCTTACCCACTTCTGGCGAAGCGGCGAAGGGCCGAAATTTTTTTCTACCTCCCAACCCTTGCTGCCGTCCTTCCAGCCACATTTTGTCGTACCCACCCGAATGAAGTCGCAGTATCTTTTCTCAATCTTGTACGAACCGTTCTGTGTTGACAGGTATTCGCGAGCGATGCCGACCACATTGCTAGTGTGAAGGTGGCTTGTCACGATGCTGTCCGCGCCTTCGATCATGGAGTACATGCGGCGCACATCAAGCACGCCGAATGACATCATCGCGCCGCCGCCGCCGCCGTGATGGTAACGCTGGGTGTAGGTCAGCTTGCTGCCGCCAAGCTCAAACTGCCACTTGATCCAACCGCCGTATCCGCCGGTTCCAACGGGACTATGCGCACGATCCTTGATAGCCCGAACGAGGTGCGCGGTAGGGTCGGATTCGCGGTGTCTCATCCAGGCGCTTTCGTGATTGCCCTGGGCCACCATCCCGATGTGTGATGCATACGGTGCAAACAGGTCGGCGGCTTGGTCGATGACGCGATCAAAGTAGTTGTCGCTCAACAGTGTGCTACGCAAAGCCGACTTGCTGCCACGCTTGTCGCCGACGCCCTGCATCAAATCGAGCGAATCGCCGATGCAAAGCACTACCGCGTCACGCTCAACCGCCTGCTCGAGAAGCCGTGTGGTCATCTCGTTGTTCGCACCCTTGCTGTCAACGTGATTGTCGGCAAGCAGAAGACACCACTGTTCAAAGTAAGCCATCTTTGGGCGCTTGACCTTGATCACGTGAATGTTTGCGCCGTGATGTTCGATATCCCATCCGCGCTTGCGTTCGGGGTATCTCTTGATGCCAGGTACGACAATCTCGCCCGTGGCATTGCTTGCCTTGGGTTTCTTTGGTTTAGCCGGAAGTCGAGCCATCGTTACACCTCAAGAGGTGAAGGCGAGTTGTATCCCGAGAACATGTTCATGATGTCGGACAACGCGTTCTGTTGCCCACCACCAGTTGGTGCCTGTGCCAAGTTCTTTGCGGTCTGCGACTGCTGCTGCATCGCGGCGGCCTGCTCCTTTGCAGCCATGGCCTGGTTGCGGGCCTGACGAATCATCGCAACGTTCTTGTCGGCGACGATCAGCGTCGGATCCACGCCAAGCATGTCACTGTACATGTCCGCCCATTGGTCAGCGTCGAACTTGTCCAGCACATCAGGCTTGAACTGCGCGACGGCACCCAGGTTGCCGACGAATCGGTCAATGCTGTTGGTGCCAATTGCGCGCTGCGCTTGGGCAAGCATCGAAACAAACTCGACCGACAGATCCATGCCCTGCAGCTCCGGCGGCGCTGGCGGCACGGCGCCGGCCTCAACCATGCGGGTGAAGGTGATGTCGATCAGCGGGTCGAGCAGCTCGTTGTGCAGGCGTTCAAGCACTGGGCCGAGCATCAGAAGCTTTTCCTCATGCCGTTCAGCCACTTCGGTTGCTGTCATTCGTGTGTCGGCGGCATTGGCGAGCATGAGGAAAAGATCGGCGTAGAACGAACCGCGCACACGCTCGCGAACGTCCTGAATGTCCATCAGCAAATGCTGGATGTTGAGGTTCACCTCAAACGCGGTCTTGATCGGCTGCGCCTGACCATCGACAAACGTGATGCCGCCTGGCAGCGTTTCCACGTCGCGGTTCTTCATCGAAATCGGAACTTGAAGCGGGGGCTTGGTCTGGTAATCGATGACCTGGGCCTTGCGAAGCTGCTCGTGCTGCAACTGCTTGATGTCGCCGAGCGCCTCCATGCCAGGACTGTTGCCGTAGATGTCGCCGCCGGCAATCGCCCAGCGCGGCACCAGGCACGGGAACTGCTTGAACCCGCCTTCGCGCAGCATCTTGCCAGGGTCGCCGCCCACCTCAAAGTAGTACGAGGCGTAGGGCATGTTCTTGTTGTCGCGCTTCTTGATGTCACGATCCGCGCGCGGCTCAATGGCGTGGATGATGGGAATCCACTGATCAAGGTTGTGGCGGTCGTACATGTTCTTGACGGTGTTGGAGCAGTTCTCGTAACCGAACTCCTTCACGATCTCGCCGACCGTCTTCTCAAACTCGCGGTACAGGGTGCAAATTCGACCCTGGTAGTCCTGCGCAATGCAATACTCGCCGCAAGTCACTGGGTAGTGATGCACCACATTCTTCTGATCAGGCAGCAGAATCGACACGCCAGTGCCAAATGCGCCAAGCTCCTCGTACATTTGGTGCAGCGTGCGATAGGTGTTGCTGCGCTGAAACACCGTCTGCATTCGCTTGGTCACATCGTCAAGCCATTCCTTGACTGGCTGATACGCATTCAGCCCTGGGTCGGCGGTGGCAAGCCTGAACCACGGGCGTGCCGGCGACGTTGCGCCAGCCATCATGCCGGCGCCGAGCGTGCGAAGGGCGCGCGTGCCGGTGTTGTCGTAAATGTTGTTGTGCCGCCTCCAGCCCTTGTCGCGATCCTGGCGGTAGAAGCGACCGTTGCGTGGCAGCAGGAAGTTCGTGATCTCCTGCCAATGCGCCCACCAGCTTGCGCGCTCGGTCTTCAGTTGACCCCAGCGGGTAAACAACTGGTCACGCCGCGGGGCGTTGGGATACGACTGTGCGTCACCAGTGTGTTGACTCATGGGTTAGCCGCCGAGAAGAGAAGTCTTGCCGAGCGCAAGGGAATTGGGATCGACGCCGCCAGGGCCAGTCAGCATGGTGCTAGCTGGGCCACCCTTCGCAGCCTGCGATGCGGACTGCATGATGGCGTTCATGTCGGGAGTCTTGCGGTTGGCCTCGTTGGCTGCGTATTCACTTCTGCGCGCCTGCGACGCGGCCTGGGATGCCGCTTCATTCTGCGCGCGCTCCTGCTGTTGCATGGCGTTCTTCTGCGCCTTCTTTCCAGACTCTGCGTTTGCGATGGTATAGCCCGTGCCTGCGGCTGCTGCTGCTGCGGATGCGACGAGAGCGCCGATTGCTAGTTCAATTCCCATAGTCAAATCTCCTTCATCACGACAACATCGGCTGGCTTGTAGCCGCGTCGCGCAAGCATTTCCGCAAGCCGTGTGCCAGCTCGCGTGTGCCACAAAACGCGGGTAGCACCCCGCTTCTTCGATTCGGCCTCCGCAGCGCGAATCAGCCTCGCACTGATGATGCCACGGTATTGCTTCTTCACAAACAACGCATCGTTTCCAGCAATGATTACGCTGGGGTTGTGCATGTGAGGATGAATCATCATTGTGCAATACCCAATGATTTCGCTCCCCAGTGTCACCGCAAGCGCAAACATGACACCCGATTCCACAGCACTGCGATACATGTCAACCGATGGTCGGAACTCAAAGTCGAATCCAGTCTCCGACCAGTTCTCAAGCATCAGGCTGGTGATCGCAGGCATGATCACAGCAGGGTCTGCAAGATCAATGCTCACCATGCGGGGAATGTATTCCTGTTGACATCAATTACGGATACCTCACATCGATGAATACGGGTCGTGGTCGCGCTTGTGTCCAGGCTTGACACGCTCGCGGATCTCAAGCGGCAGGCGCTGCTTGACTGGGTACGCAAACGTCAGGCACAGCGCGTCGGCGATGTCGGGCGATGCGCCGCCCTGAAGTCTTTTCTTAATCTCGTCCTTGGACTCAAGCACGCGCCGGCCATTGGCGTCGTACCAGTACACGGGCGTTGACAGCTCTTGCCGCAATCCTGGGTCGCGTGGAATTGCGCCGCCCGACGTAATCCACTCGCGCATTGACCACCACATTTCCGTTCGGCGGTTCACGAAGTTGCGTTCGGCGATGGCCTTGCCGCCGAATGGGACTTCAATCACGTCGTAATCCAATTGGCGCAAGCGGTCGATCACACCGCTGCCGGCGCCGGCGTCGATGAACACGGCATCAGGATCCCAGTCTTCGATGACGGCGGCCACGCGCGCGGCCAGGGCCATGTTGTCGATTCCGCGATACACCAGCGGCTCAAACACCTGCAAGCCTTGGCGCTTCACGATCACGCTGCGGTCGTCGCCAAACCTGGCCGGATCAACGCCAAGCACGCGCGGCATGTCTAGCGTTTCCTTCTCGGTGTACACGCGGCGCGATGCGGCGTCGGCGTCAGACAGGCTGATCAGCTGATCGTCGCCGGCCGCGCTGAAGTCGCACATGTATTCACGCATGAACGCAGTCTCTGGCATGTCGCGCTTCAGGCGCTCGACCTCGTCGGCCTCTAGCGCGTGCGTGTCGTAGACCGTGTACAACGCGGCGTGCCAGTCGGGCAGCGTCTGCGCGCGGTAGTAAATCTCGCTAAACAAATTGATGCCAGACGGCGTGCCGATGAACATGGCCCAGCCCTGGCGGTCGGATAGCGCCGGCTGAATGATGTCGTTCCAAACCTCGGGTTTGATCTGCGCGACCTCGTCGATGACGCATCCGTCCAGGCGCACGCCGCGCATGGCGTCGGGGTTGTCGCCGCCGAAAATGCGGATGACCGCGCCGTTGTGCTTGAACGTGATTGACAGGTCAGCTTCGTTCACGTCGATTGCGCCGACGATCAGCAGCGGCTGGGTCTTCTGCTTCAACCTGGCCCACGCAATGGCCTTGGCCTGCTTCAGAAACGGCGCGATGTAGAAGAACAGCCCCAGGTCTTTCTTGAACTGCAATGCTTTGTCGATCAGCTCCATGATGGCAAGCTCTGTCTTGCCGGCCCGGCGATGCAGGGTCAACACGGTGAAACGTTTGCGTTGCAGATGGCACTGCCGCTGCCAGTCGCGCGGCGCGTACCCCAGGTTGATCTGCTGCACACTCACTGCTGCGGAACGCCCGTGGTCACGTTGATGCTGATGCCGCCGCCGTGATCGACCTGCGCCTTCGGGCCATACTTCTTCGGGTTGTAAATGGCCAGCAGTTTCAGCCTGGTTTCAATCTGCAGCTTGCGCCATTGCACTTCAACGTTGTCAACTGGCTGAATGTCGGCGAGTTGCCCGCACTGCTCGAGCATCACCTCCATTCCCTTGTCACGCGCGCGCGCGAGGCGTTGCGCGAACCCTTCATCCTTATCCATCCACCGATGCACAGTGCTTCGCTCGACCTTCCCAGGCAGGCGACACCATTCGGCTAGCGTCTTACCCTGCTCAAGCCAAGCGATGGCTTCTTCGGCAAGCTGCTGCGGGACTGGGGTAGGTGGGCGACCGGGTTTACGGGCGCTTGACTTCGACCCATCGGGCAGGGATTTGGGATCGGATGGCATATTTGCAAACCTTCTGCACGAAAGCGCGCTTGAGGTTGAATTGCTTGGCGAGGCGACGGTAGCCAACGTGATGCTCTTCGTGCAACTCTCGGATCTGCTGCACGATTGCATCAGGTATCCGTGAGTTGTGATGCGATTCGCCAACACGGTAGCCGCGCTCGTTGACCGCGATGAAGATGGCTGTCATGTGTCGCGCATTGTGGAGGCGGTGATGACCAAAAAACAACGCGCCCCTGGACTTTCGTCAACAGGGG